TCTGAATATTTCTGGTCATTGAATTTATAAATGTTGTTATTTTCGTAATCGCCACATAACTGCACATTTAAAATTTTTGAGTATGAGTGAAAGTTTACTCTATGGCGCTCGAGAGATCCCGAGTCATTGTAAGCTCTTTCATGCCAAACTCTCGTCGTTAGATCATATACCCATGTAGCCTCATCAAAGTTGATGAAATAAAACTCATGCCCTCCAGACTGATATGCAAATGCGACGGCATTCTGAATATTTGCATATTTCGAAATAGCAGTATCAATAGCATGAGTACTGATTTTTTGAGGAGATAACCCGCTTGCGCCAAATACCATTCCCGATCCAAATGAATCGCGACTTAACCAAAAAACAGAGCCTCCTATTTTGGCAATGCTACCAGGGGCTATACACCCATTCTCGATGAATCCACCTGAAACCCGTTCAAAAGGAAAGTCAGCGTTACCAGTGTTAGTGAAAACCTCTGTTGATCTTTCATTAAAAATCCAAAGATCTCGATTATTAGCAATGAGTCCAACAATATTGTCTGGATCACCTTCCGTTGAAGAAAAATCTAAAGGAGTGACTACGAGACTATTCAAATCTGAACAATAAAATTTATTTGAAATGCCATCGCAAAAAACATAATAGCCATCAATAAACTGGACATGTGTGGCAAAATCTACTGGAGAATATCCAAATGATCCAAAAGTTCCAAATTCCTCAATAGGTCCTGGACTAATAAAAAAAACGTAACAAGTTTCTCCATCAACAAATACTGTATGTAAATCGCTCGACGCGGCTCTTACCACTCCAGAAGATGTTACGAGACTTCCCAAAAGAGTTTCAGTCCAAACTCCAGACAAGAGCTCGAGTTTGTACATTTCGTCACCGCTTGCAATAAATATTCGCCCAGACGGATCAGTATGCACCAGTCGGATGGGACCATCCCCAACGCTTAGCAGTTTTTCTAAACCTGGTGTTGCCCTCAACCAAGCGACCTCGGCTTCCTTGGCAGTTCCACTTTGGTTTTGTTCTAAATATAGATTAACACATCTCTGCGCATCAATATTCACAGACTCAGATTGATATGCGCCGCCTATGAATCCAGGAAATCTCATGGAACACCCGTTACGATGTCATATGGAACTCCACCCTGAATAATGGCAGACTCCATCTCAATGAAATGTGGTCTAATATTTTGTCTTTTTATATTTCCGAGTGATTCTTGAGCAATCGCAACGACGGTAGACGATGCCTCTTTACCAAACTCAGGAGCCATCTCAATTGCCAAATTAAATCGAATTGCTCTTTCATATCCATCCGGAAGTGAAATAACATCATTTACAGACGCAAAGCTTGTTAGTGGCTTTTTAGAATATAAAACTAACTTTGTTGACATACTTGGAACAGGCCAAACATAGATGTTGTTTAATGGATAAGAGCCATCCAAATAAATTGCATTTGGACTCGCTGACTCTGTTGCCTTCAAAATGACATTGGCCCAATCATTTTGATTATCAATAATATCGACTGGAGTCTCTGCTCCATTTGATAAAAATGATGCGTTTGAAATTGAAATAGGTCTTGATGTATTAAAATTCCCGCCAATTCCAATTGTATAAATCTGCTGACTCGCAACAAGATCAAACTCTTCCCTGGCTTCTCTAAAAATTGTGAGACCTTCTGTGCTCCATGATGAAATCATTTGATTTAGAGCACTGAGACCGTCCTGTGCCTCAACAGCAGAGGCGCTCTGCCCTGTTGAAATTGCGTTAAGCAATCTCATGGAGCCCTCAATAATATCTCTCACTGTCATGAAAGCCTCCTGTTAAAGACAGAGGCCTGGGAGAAATCCCAGACCCCTAAGTGGTGACAGGTTAGCCTTGAACTCGGCAGGCAAGTTCAGGATAAACAGCTTTCCATCCGTAAAGTACGTCAAGACGGCAAGGCATTCGGTCATTCACGATGTCGTATTGTTGAACCATACGAATCGACATGCCTAATTGCTTGTCACTTGCTCTAGCCGCCTTATGAACTCCCCCTGGAAGCATCAAGTCCGCACATCCGAGTACAAATGCACTCTTATGATAAACAAGATTAGCAGGAGAAACCGTGTTGGCAGCCCCGAGAATGGTAATAGCTGCATTATCAGCAGGAGATCCACTCACAGTTTGGAATGCTCCGGAAGTCGTGATTGCAGGGAAAATTGGGATAGTTGCATTCCCCGCTCCATCAGAGCTTACATCGGCAGTAACAACAAACTGTCGAAGAGATCCAGTTGATTGACGCGTCTGAGGATTTACAGCAAACACGTTCGCAATTGTGAAAACATCACCTTTTTTCAAGCGAGAGGCGGCTGATGCAGTCCAACCATCAGTGATCAAGCTTGATCCAGATTGCGAAGCACCATTAACAAGCGGAGTTCCTCCCAATGGTCCAACTGTGTGAGAGGAGATGTTTTGATCCATGCTCCACTTCAAACCACCGGCAAGACCCATAGTGCCTGTTTCATATTGGTCTGAAATTTTATCAGACGATTGAAATAAGCCTTTCAACGCATCCACGATCTCAACCTGAGCGACAGGATTGATAATGCATGATCTCTGCTTATCTCGAGGTGCCGCTTCATTATCCAAAGCCGCTCCAGCCTGAAGGTATGTCTTAAGTGTCGTTGGAGTTGTCCCTGGAGTTCCAACCGCATTTGCAACGGCCGAATAAAGCTTAAGACCGTCGAAATCGATCTTATTCGCCACTGTTGCCATTGCTGGTTTAATGAAACGATCACTGAACTCGTCTAGACTTAAAGTCATATCTTTGGTTGTGAAAGTGACGTCTACACCAAACTGAGTATCAAGCTGCAACGGAACAGATGTCTCTGTGTGATCCTCAATAGACATTGTCGCTCCAGTACGACCTGCGTACCGAGCTGGCTTTCGAATATTGATGGTATCACCGATTTTAGCACCAGAAACGGCGAACTGATCGTCATAGTCCCGAGTAACACCCTTTGCAAAAGTGAGGTTATTCTCAAGGACCATAAGAGATTCATTAGTGATTTTAGAAGTCGTAAGTAATGTATTAGCCATGGCGTTTTCCCCTTGTCTGGGCTAGCCGATGCGCTTTGTATTCCTGGTAAGACATTTCATCTTCTGATTTAGCTACAGAAGCAGATCCCCCACCAACAGGAGACAAAGGCGCAGGAGCACCCGATTGTTTTTTTGTTGTTGTTGTTTTTGTTGGGGATGCAGATTGTTCGATTTTAGCTTCAAGCTTCCCGATTGCCTTCAATGCTTGATCCGGCCGCATGGCACAGATTTCCTCAAATCGATCAGGATCTTTTCCAAGCTCATACATAAGCTCAGGGCCTAAATCTGACTTAATGATGGCATCGCTTAAGAAATACGGAGTCTCAATATCGTCAACACTAGAAATAACCTCATCAAAATCAGCATGCGACTTTTTGAATTCTTGAACTCTAGAACCGTGAGATTTACGAGCATTTTTCTCTTCATCTCGCTTTTTATTTTCAGCATTTTTTGATTCAAGCTGCTTTTGTTTTTCCTCAGCTTTCCATTCAACCAATGCCTCAACATATTCCTCATGAGTGTCAAAAGATTCAGGTCTGGGCTTATTTTGACTGGCACTTCCATTGGCTTCTTTAGACTCATCATTCTTTGACTCGTATGAGGCAAGTTTAGCCTTTAGCTCCTGAGCTTCTTGCTCAGCCTTTTGAGCTCTGCTTAAAACTTTATCTAGACGACGCTTGAATCCAGACTTTTTCTTCTTTGGCTTTTCATCTTCAGAAGATTCATCTTTTTCGGACTCAGTATCATCATGCTCATTTGAGTCATCAGTGACATCATCACTTTCTGCATCTTTTTCGTCGATTTCCGAGTTCGGCGTACTTTCTGCATCATCTTTTGATGCAACGGATTTTTTCTCAGAAGACATATCTTGAGTGGCCTTCCCTAGCGCCTCTTGAATCTGTTCTTCTGAATCGGTCGTAGAGACCAAAGTTACATTGTTCACGGATTTTCCTCCATGTGTGAGCCCGGTGCAAAACCGCCGGTAGATTGTGTTTTATGAGGCGCCATAGCTTCGAACGAGCCAGCGCCATTTGTTTCTTCATCAATTGGTTCCGAGTAATCAAGAAGACCTAAACGATGTTTGATTGCCGTCATCTCGTTTGCGAGAAGTGCAATTGACTCTCTCGAGTCAATCTCAGCTGCCTTTTTTGTTACATCTGCGTGAATTTTTGCAAACTCGATGCGCTCTTTGCTTTCAAGCTCATCTTGCTTTGTCTTAATCTTTTCAGTCGCCTGATTAAGCTGTTGAGTAAGCGTCTCAATCATTTGAGACATCTGTTGCATTTGCCCCTGAATCTGAGGTGGCAATTGCCCATTATTTTGTTCACTATCTTGCATTTCTGGAGGAACTAGCTTTTTGAGTCGCTCTGATATTTCCTGAGCTCCAGGCCAATCCATATTTTTGGCGAGCAAATCACCTAAGAATTGCGCCGCTGCTGGATATACTTTGATAAAATCAATCATCGAGGCCACGGCCTCTTGACGCCTTGTCATGAAGCTTGGACCATTATCGATGGTTACATCATATTTCCCGACTCCAAGATCGTAGATTTGATCTTTGCCGTTCTTATTAAACATTTGGTTGATTTGAACGATATCTTTTGTTCCATCATCTCCAAGAATTGCGATCACTCTAGATGTGTCATAAATTTTAGGAATAATTGAAACTAAGATTCGTCCGCCGTGGCGTTGAGACCTTCTTAAATTGTCACTTAAATGGAAATTTGTTGTCTGAGCTTGAGAAGTACGTCTGGCAATTGCAATTCCTGACGTCTCGTTGCTCTGATTTCCAATTGCGGCGTCATACATTCCCATCGATGATTTGATGTCATCTGCCGCGAGCATCCTGGCATTTGAGATCGCTGATACAGGTGCTTCAAATGCATTTCTTTGAGGTGGCGGTGCTGGCTGTCCACCGATTGAAATCGGCTTGTATTGTAAAAATGCGTGATTTTTTACATTGGCCGTTTTCCATGATGTTTCATGACCCGCAAACTGTCCTTCGACTCCGATGTATGGAGCCTTTGGAGCAAGCGCAATCATTTCTGTCTCAGCAGATGCCCAATAGTTGTACATTCGCTGAGAGTCTTTTGCGTGACGGATTATTCCCTCAAATATGACCTTTCCATCTTGAACAATTTCATCACCGTAGACTGGAATAATTGGGATGTATTCACATGGGAAATAGGTTTCCTCTAGAATCTCAACGCCGTTTATCTTTAACCACTTGACCTTTACCTTGGTCGTTTTTCTCTTTTTCGAAATAAGTCTTTCAGGAATTTCTTGTTTCGCTTCTGAAAGCAAAATTTCAGATCCATCAGCAAGCAGAAGCAAGGTGTCAGGAATATATTCTTTATAAAAATACTCGGCGATACGGCAGGAATCATCTGAAAACCAATCGGGCATTTTATTGCCTTCGATTTCATACTTTTCCATCTTGGATAGATTGGCTTCAGGAAACTGGGCCTTGAAATCGTCCATCGACATATCTTCAAAAACAAATCCCCAAGAGGCGTCGCTTCCATCTGGCTCTTTTGCGTGAGGATCTAGAAGAACGGATGCAGAGTTTCTAATTCTCTTAATTTTTGCTACTTGATTGAAAGATTCAGGACTTTCATACTCTGTAATGATGCGAAAATAACCGCGCCCTTTTGTTGTAGCTGAATCGTGGGCAGTGTCATATGCAACATCAGCATTTGAATCATATTCGATATGACGAATAAGACCTTTGATAATTTTTGCTGTTTCAACATCCGCTTTGTCATCAACAGGAGAAACATTTATAGTGGCTCTGTTTTGTCTCTGCTCATTTGAAACTTGCCGAATGAACTGCGGAAGTCGATTAATCGTGAGAGTTGGTCTACGATCTGCTTTTCTCTGAATTTCATCAGCAGTATCCCATTGTTTACCGGATCTAAAATCTACATCTTCTCTTTCGAGCTTTCTCTGTTCTGAATCAGCTTCCTCAGCCAATTTAAAGCGTTTTAGTGCTGTTTTTAGCACCTCATCTTCAGGGTTTTCTTTTGTTTTTGATTCAGATGTCTCCACGACATCATGATTTGGCCGGATCTATGTAATAACAAATTTTACAAAATGTAATAAATAGTATATGATTTTAACCCATCCAACTCGAAAAGCCGGAACCAAATTCAAACTCATCTTTCTGTATTTCTTTCGGCTTTTGCTTTGCGATCTCAAGTCCGCTTACAATAGCATATCTAGTTCCGTCCATAAGATGGTCGTTTTGCTTTACGATATTGCCTTTCTCATCACGACGGTAGAGACGAAACTCTGAAATCCAATTTTGGCAACTTCGAAATACTTTAAGGCGTCCACTTGATAGCCTCATCCAAACATCATAGATACCAGACTCAACTGAGTTTTTTGCGACAGTAAGATTAAGACCAAGATTCTGATACTGCTCAATTAGCTTATGCCCATCTAACTGGCTTCTACCTCTAGCTGCTGGATCTATAACACCAGGTATCCAAGAGCCACGTGCCTTAATTGCTTCGGCATGAATTGAGGGCTCTGCCTGACCTCGATAATGCTCAGAGGTGACATATACGATGTCATTATCTTTATCCCATGCAAGCCATGGAACAGCAGTTTTATTCCATCCAACATCCATACCATAAACTCTAAAAAATGGTCCGGAATCGGCATGTCATCGACAATGATTTCAGATTCTGGAACTGGATAGATAGCGCCAGATCCAAGCTGTGGAATACCCTTTGACCTTGCATCCCGTTGGAAGGGCTGAATGGATGCGAGCATGTCAGCCTTTGCCTTTTCGCTTAAGTGAGGCACATCATCCCAAGATGCAATGACTACATGTTTAGGGCCTGTG